CCGGTGTAAAACTTCTAGGCTTGTGTGTAAAATCTAGTCGATTTGCACGAACGTCTCACCAAGTGGTGGTCCATCAGGGTCCTTGAACGTACTCACCCCGTGTTTGTCCCTGAATGTCTGGACATATGCACTCACTTCAGCGGAGCTCTTCCTCTCTCCTTGCATCACCAACACCTCAACGGAAAGCTTTCTTCTCACATCCTGGTAAGAGCCGGGCGCAAACACCTCAACAGGTGCCGACTTATGCATGATCACGTATTTCTTTGATTGGTGCTTCTGCTCAATTTGCACTGGACTCCACTCAACACTCTCAATGATAGCCTCCATCACACTGGTGGTGCCGAAGTGCTTCATGAAGTGCCGATGAAAGGCCCTGGACACATCACCGACTTCCAAATTCACATGGCGCTCCTGTATCGTTGCCTCAACAAGCACAACCAAGGCCTCAAGCAATGCATACTTATCACCGGCACGCTTCATGGCACTCTCAGCAGCGAGGACCTTACCTATCCCGTTGGTAACTAAGTTATTATAAAACTCCCTCACCTTATCCTTATTAATATCTTCCATGGTGTTCTCTCCTTATATATTGTGTAAATGGGTAGTTGGGTAGATCGACTTACCGTTATGCCATATATCGCCCCACGGTAAAGGAGCGGTGCGTTAGGGGGGAGGAGTATGACTAGTAGTGTTAGAAAAAAAAAAAAATTAATAAGAGAGTCTTATAGTATCTCTCCTTATCCAAAGCTGAGCTTATGCAAGCCAAGTTTACGCAAATAACGTGCCACGTTGCCACCAAGATACTAAGATATGTCGAACGGCGAGGCCGATCTACCCAATTACCGGTTTACATGGGATAGTTTAGTGATATCAGGGGCTTACCAGTGGCACAGTTGTGCTATTAGCTTGGGAGCGCAGCGACCAAGGAGGGCGCAGCCCGACCTGATCAAGAGGATGCACCGTATCATAATGGAGCAGAGCTCACCCCCCTGCACAGAACGTGCCAACTCCATGTGCAAATCACGTGGCATAGGCTGTGCATTATGCAACCCCGTGCCACCCCAAGGGGGGTCCGGCACCACCTCGGGGCTTAGACGCGTGAACAAATAGCGAGATATGTGAGATTTTAGGTATGCTGCACCGCATTACTACTGGCAACTTTGGGGTGTATATATTACACAAGGGCATGAGATTCCCCCCTTGTATTTACTTCCTTGAAATGCCGGATTTAATTAAAATAGGCTCAACCTCGGATATACAAAACAGGCTGAGTTTACACAAATCTCGCCTAGGCGATTTCCACTTACTTGGAGTATTGCCGCGCAACCCCGATATCAAAGAAGCTAGTGTCCATAGGGTTTTTAAGTATTATCGACAGGGGCGCGAGGAGCTTTATGGAAAGTCGCAGGAGATCTTTAAGTTTGTCGATGATTACGCATGTTCACTAGATGAGCTAAGTACCTACAACGATTACCTAGTCTCTGATTTTTTAAAAACATACGCTTGACTCTTGCTCATCGGCGGCGCTTCGCGCCTTACCTCTCCTGAATTTCGCCTCGATCACCGCACCTCACCCACCTCTCTTATTTTTCCTCGCTACCAAATGCGCAGCATTTGCCTAGTTCAGCCGGGGCCCTTTTTGACACACCACAGTGTAGCCACTACATTGTAATAATTATACACTCGGGGGGTTCGGTAAATTCAATGAGGGGGATCTATGTGTTTTGGCGGTATGTTTAAAGCTGGTGGAAGCGGTATGACCACAAATTTCGGTAATGCCCAACCAAGTGTTTCTGACATTGATCTCAATGAAAATGATCTATTAAACACAGGCATCATAAATCTAGTCGATCCATCTGGAAACGGCACTGCCACCGACGGTGGCTATGTGCGGGACTATTCCGAAGCAACTCTTTCAGGCGCTGGGCAAGTGGTTTTAATTGGCACTAACATTGCCTCAGGGGTTACAACAGCTAGGTCCCATGGTGTTACAGTTCGTGGCGGTGATGTGTATAGCGGTGGAGAAGTTACCGATAAAACCGTTGCAGCCACATTAAGATCCGGTAAAATACGCTCAGGGGGCATCGGTCCTGAAACTGGCGCAGTTACAGTTCAATCAGGCAATAATGATGAGCCCACCAATGCGGCCATAACGGGTCGGGCAAAAGTTGTATCAGGTAATAATTCCGGTACAGGAGATACAGGTGAAGTTAACTTTGAATCAGGTTCCGCTAATATAGGAAATTCCGGTGAAATATCCTTTAAAACGGGTGACTCGACTGCGGGTGATTCTGGAAATACCTATATAATGGTCGGCGAGGCCCCTTCAGGAACACGTGGGAGTATTATCAACCTAGATGGTTCCGAGGGAACCATCGGCCATGTATGGACATCTAAAGGTACCGATGGTGAAGGCAATTGGGAAGCACCTGCGGCAGTTGAATCAGCCTACAGTGAATCCGATGTATCAACCTCTCCCGGTTACGGTTCGACAAACACCCGTATCCTGCAACTATCCACAACCAACACAGCCGTAGGGAGCGACATAACATTCGCCTCAACTAGTGCAAACGGTGCATCATTCACCCTAGGCGCTAACGGCATGTATGCAGCCACCTTCACCTTTGAAACTTCCGATACGACTCGCGAATACTGCATCTCAAAAAACCAATCAACTCTAACTGGAAACCCCAACACCCTATCGGCAGCCGAAGCCTTGGTAGTGGGTTCCACAGTAATAGATAGGCGAAACTCCATAACAGTAACTTTCTACGGTACTAATGGTGATGTAATTCGCCCCAACGCCGATGGTGGTACAATAAAGACAGGCGCAAACGATTGCCGTTTTCGCATCATCAAGATAAACACAAAGGACTAATCCATGCAGCAAAAATTCAAAGTGAAAATAATGACCACTGGTGGAAAAAGTTACACCTTCGCTTGGTCAATGAAAAACAACACCCTCAACGCTTCAGAACATCCAGCGGATGCCTTCTTTAGTCATGCATATTTCCTAGTAAAGGAAAGTGACCGAGGTGACATCATCGTGCCTCGCAGCGCCGTGGATTGTGTAACCTTCACGCCAGTAAAGATGCGCGTGGATGGGTAATTTTACCGAACTAGGTGCGGCCGATAATGTGGAAGAGAACGTAAGTAGTTCTCTCCACTCCAATATCACAGGCACAACCCAAGGAACTAAACGCGGTATAGACACCTCCTCAATCGGTCAAACCATTGTTGATGCGGGTAACTCAACCATAGTCACTCTGGCTGCAGGTGGAGTTTTCACCGGCGAAGCAATAGCCATTGATGAATACATAAGTGCTCTTGCAATGATCTACTCGGATGTTGATTCAGCAGTTGACGGTGTTGAGTTTCAAACCTCAGTTGATAATGTGAACTGGGATCACAGTCACCCTTATTTCTATGAAGCTAACAAGGGTTTGCATTACGAGGCATCACTGCCAGGTAGTTATTTTCGTTTAAAATATACAAACGGATCAACCATTCAAACGGTGTTTAGATTATCAATTAAACTCTCTAAGGGAGCACTGCAGGACCATGTTCACCCTATTGAGAAAACCATTGATGGTGAACACCCAGCTAAGATAGTACGTTCAGTATTAACAGCCAGTGATCCATCCGACCAATACCACAACATAGGAACAACTCTACTTCCAGGCAACGGGCAATATGCCCTAAACACAATCACAAGCCTGGCATCAGGACTTGGCGATGCTTTCGGTAGGTTAAGAACCGCCGAACCCAGAACCTTGTTCGATTCAAAACAATTATATGATAACCAACCTCTCTTCTGGGATGATCAAGAAACCTCAGGCTCAGGCACCAGCTCGAGTCACAACCCAAACACAGCCTCCACCACCATTAGCGTAGGTGCCACAACTGCCGGAACCCGCACTCGCCAAACCTTCCAACGCTTCAATTACCAACCAGGAAAAAGTCTCTTTATAGCAATGACAGCTCAGATGATAACGCCAGCCAGCGGCCTAGTGGCCCAGGTCGGTTACTTCGATGATGACAATGGTTTGTTTTTTGAATCAAACGGTACAGCGGTTAATGTTGTACGCCGGACCAACGTAACCGGCACTCCAGTTGATGAAAGCATCGACAGTGCATCCTGGAACATCGACCCGATGGACGGCACTGGAGCCAGCGGAATAACAATAGATCCCACTAAAGTACAAATTTTATTCATAGATATGGAGTGGCTAGGTGTAGGTCGCGCCCGCATGGGATTTTATGTAGGCGGCACAGCCTATTACTGTCACGAGTTCACTCATGCAAATCAATTAGATAAAGTTTACATGTCCACACCAAACCTACCCATCCGATATTCAATCAGTAATGATGGAACTGCAGCAGCATCATCCATGCAACACATCTGCTCCACTGTCATTAGTGAAGGTGGTCAAGAACACACTGGTATATTAAGACACAAAGATTCTGGAAGTGTAGCTGCACTATCCTCGGGCACAGTTTACGCCTTGCTTGGGGTTCGCCTTAAGAGTGGTTATCTGGGTGCGAATATCCTTATGGAAGCCATCTCTGCAGTGGCAACATCAAGTAATGATAAAGCTCATTGGGAGTTAAGATTCAATCCCACTGTAGCGAGCACATTCACCTATGCGGATGAAACCAACAGTGCTGTGCAAATAGCCAGTGGTGTTAAGGCAAACACTGTTACTGGTGGAACGGAAGTGGGCGGAGGGTACTTCTCAGATGCCGCGCCAGTTGCAGCGGTGGTGCAAAATGCCCTAAGATTGGGCGCTACCATAGGTGGAACTTTGGACACTTTAGTCCTATGTTGCCGCCCAATTACAAACAACATTACAGTTGAAGCATCCCTAACATGGAGGGAATTATCTTGAGTGAAGATGAACCGAAAAGTCACCTCAAAGCTCAGGACCCTTCAACATGGGAAAAACCCGAGGACACTACCTGGGGGGACCATTTCCTAGCACCGAACCGCCCTTTAAATCAGCGCCAACGGGAACTCGCTAGGCTCATGGCCCATGGTAAAACCAACCAGGAGATAGCTAAAACCCTCGGATATTCCCTTGGCCGCGTTAGTGTCTTGTGCTCAAACACGAAGATTAAAGAAGAGATAGAGAAGTATCGGGATAAGTTGTTTGAAGTAGACTCGATGACCCGGCTTAAGGAAATCGCCTCTGATGCAGTAAACGTGATGGGGGATATACTTCTGGATAAGAACGTGGAAGCCATTAAGAAAGAGGGCGCTGCTAAATGGGTACTGGAAAAAACCACTGGTAAAGCCGCCCAGCAAATAGATGTAACTGTAGAAGGTAACATTGGGGTGTTGCTGGATAAACTGGACAACCTGAAGGTGGCTGGAAAAGCCCTGCCCGCACCCGTTATTGATGTGACTCCGCTGGAAAGTGGCGAAGAAGTGGATTCGGTTAACCTCGTTGAGGAGGAAAAGGTACCGGACGGCCCCAATTTCGATGATTGGCTTGCAAATAACTTTTAAAGTTCCTACTATATAATAATTACACAGCTCGGTTAACCATCAGGGAATCATTTTGGACGATCAAACTTTAGCGCGCTACAACCACTACAGGAACAATCCCTGGGCATTTCTAACCGAATGTATATTCACCAAGGACGCGGTTGATGAAAACAATCCAGTCAAACTATTCCCTGATTACGAGTATCTTAGATTCTTCACCCATTTATGGCTGAAAGAGAAGAAACTAGCGATACCAAAATCCCGCCGTATGACTATGAGTTGGACTTGTATTGCATTGGCATTCTGGGACATCCTCTTCCACTCAGGTCGAGAATGGGCTTTCGCAAGTAAGAAGGAAGATGATAGTGCAGAACTTGTGGCGAGAGCTGAGTTCATGTACCACAAAATCCCTCCTAACCTAATACCTAAAACCCTATTACCTAAAATAGTGGGAGGGCGGATGTTAAAATCCCCTCCTAAACTAACATTAGACTTTGGCGACAACCGCACCAGTTACATCGCCGGTTTCCCAATGGGGGCCGATCAGCTTAGACAGTTTACATTCTCCGGGATCTTCGGGGATGAAAGCGCGTTCTGGCCTGATGCTGAAAACTTTTACACAGGAGCTAAACCGACCACGGATGGTGGGGGCCGGATG